CTACTTATTCGTGTAGCTCTGGGTGTGTTTGTACTACCGAGAACCAGCGTAAATTACTTTTATCTCGTGGAGGTAATCAACGTACTGGTGGTAATATCGACATCTAATTTATTTTACTAATATTTTTTTAAGAAATTACTACTTATTACAAGTAATTTTATAAATATAAAGTAATAACTATATATTCTCGAAATAAGAAGACATTTTTCATTAAAATGAATGATACTGTTGTTAAATTAGGACAGACATATCCAAATATTGTATTATTTTTACTAGGATATTCTTTATACCAAAATAATTTAAGAATATTATTTTTTGCTATATGCTGTGTTGCTACACTTTTAGGAAATGAAGCATTAAAGCGTATATCAAAACTTCTATTGCCGAAAACCTCTAAATTATTAGGTAGAGTTCATAGACCAATTGGTGCTAAAAATTGTGGTGTTCTAGTTAATTGTGCGTCTCCAGTTGTTGACCATCATATTGGTATGCCATCTGGACATTCACAATTGGCTTGGATGATATGTGGATATATATTACTAAATATATGGGAAGATGAATTGAATTTAGTAGATGATAAGAAATATAAGACAAAGGAACAATATATATACTATATTGTTTTATCTATATTTTTAGTGTTAATGTCTTTGGTAGTTTCTATTTCAAGAGTAGAAATGAATTGCCATACATTACAACAAGTTTCGATTGGTGGTTTAATAGGTATAGTATCGTCATATGGATTTTATAAATTACGATACTATTTTAATATTAAAAATGATGATAAAATTCTATAAAAAAATATAAAAAATATTAAAAAATATCAAAACTTTTTTTGATTATGAATACATATAATATGGGAAATCATCATTATCTACAATCTTATTTAACAATTTACTAACTAATGTAATATCAACATTAATAGGAAAACTAATTTCTCTAATATCAACACATTGTAGAATATTATGTTTTTCAATAACTAAGTCTATTTGTTTGACAGGCTCTTTATTTTTAGTAGGCTTTTTATTTTTAGATTTTTTAGATTTTACTTTATCATCAATAGCATTATCTTTTTTATTATTGCTAGTAATTTTCCTTTTTTTGTTAATATGTTCTATTTCTTGCTGATTATCTATAGTATTAGTATTATCATTTTGTTTCAAAAGTAATTTGATAACATTAAGTTTTGATAAGATAGTCTCTATGCGTCTTTTAATACCCCTAACTCCATCTTCTTTTTCAACAGTTTTACTTATAATATGACGTAATATTTCATCTCCAAAAAAGACTTCGTCGGCAGTAATATTATATTCTGAATATAACTCTGGTAGAATGTAATCTTTAGAAATAGTTAATTTTTCATCTCCATTAAATTTATCCAATTTAATCATATGCATTCTATCTCGAAGAATAGGATTAATTTTTTCAATATGATTTAATGAAAATACAAATATGGCTTTCGATAAATCAATTGGTATTTCAGAATAATATTTATCCTGGAAATGGTCATTTTGCGAACTGTCTGTCATATGAATAAGCATATTATTAATCTCATTACCTCTACTTGTTTCACTAACCTTATCCAATTCATCAAAAAATATAATTGGGTTCATACACTTTACACTTTTTAAACCTTCTACTATACGTCCTGGAGTAGAACCTTCATATGTAAAGTCGTGTCCAACTAGATGTGATGAATCTTGCATACCACCAAGTGATATAAACATAAATGGCAACCCCAATGCTTTAGCCATACCATTTTTAATTAGAGTAGTTTTACCAGTTCCCATAGAACCATGAACACCAAATACATTACCAGATTTATTAGGGTTTATTATCATTTTTGAAATAACCTCTAATATATGTTCTTTAGCATTATTTTGACCATATGCTACATTATTCATAACATTCCTTGCGTTTGAAAGAAAATGGGCAATTTCATTAGAAGATGATGATGTATTACTGACAGATAAAGTTTGGTAAGCACCCCAAGGAACTTCAAATAAACCTTTAATCCAAGTATTTGTTTTACTATTACTACAATTTTCAACAATTGTTAAAACTTTACGTTTAATATAATCTGGCAATGCTAGATTTTGTATTTTATATCGAATTGGTAAATTATCACACGCTGAAATTTGCTGTATATTCTTCTCTGATGCTATCAATTGTGTCATTTGTTCTACATTTAAATTAATAAAATAATCAATCATACTACATTGTATATCTTCCTTTTTATTAAATGTGGATACGTATTCTTCGAATAAAGTAATTCTTATCTTCATTTCTTCCTTTGTAATTGTTCCACTGGATACATTTGATTTCAAAATTTTTTTGGCATATGCTTCTAAACTAATGAGATTATTTCCTTTATTATTATTATTTTCAACATCATAATCTTCATCTTCATCATCATCATCATCATCATCATCATCATCATCATCATCATCTTCAACAATAGATTTCTCGATAATATCAGTAATATGTGAAAAATGATCTGTTAATTCATCATAATTTTCTTGTACCTTATCATTTAAATTTAATAAATCTCTGTTCATTTTTCTATAAGAACTGCCTTGTTGGTTCTGCTTACCGTCAATTTCCTTGAGTTGTAGTTTAATATTATCCATATCATTTTTGACAAACTTAATACTTTGAGTTAAATCGTCCAATAATTTTATAATAGAAGATTCAACAGATTTTTTATTCATACTAGATACATCAGATACATCAGATGAAGTAGATGAACTAGATGGAGTAGATGGATTTGTAGACTTTTTTTGTTTTCCCATTTTATTATAACATATTTTTTTTTTCGTGGATATATCTTGTATAGGCATATTAAAGGGGAATTTACTAGAATATAAAGCGTATGAGTTCTTTATTTTTATTTAATTTTGTAATATCTTTAAATTTAAAATATAGATTTAGATTTAGATTTATAAAAATTGAATTTAAAGAATAAAAAATATAATAATTATTATTAATTAGAATATTTCCATATAAAGAATTTATTAGATATATATAATAACTCATTAAAATGTCGTTCAGATATACCTCATTGAATAAAGAACTAAGTTCTATTCGTGAAATACGTTTTAGTTTCCTTAGTCCTGAAGAAATTAAAAAACGTTCTGTAGTTCATATAACAGAATCTAACTTTTATGATAGCAGTGGAGAACCTCGCTATAATGGTTTATTTGACCAACGTATGGGTGTAATTGATCGTGATAAAAAATGTTTAACTTGTAAGCAAAATAATGTTGATTGTCCTGGACATTTCGGACATATTGAATTTGCGAAACCAGTATATAACTTACAATTCATTAAACAAATTCATTTGATTTTAAGATGTGTCTGTAATCGATGTTCTAAATTATTGCTAAGCAAGGACGACCCAATTATTCAACAGGCATTAAAAAGAAAACCAGAAGAACGTCTGGATTTCATAAAAAATCGTATTAAAACCACAACATCTTCAAAATGTGGAGTATATTCTAATAAAAAGGATAAAGGTGTTGATGAAGACAATCACGGATGTGGGGCAGAACAGCCTACAAAAATTAATTCTAAAGATTTTAATCACGTTCGCGTAGAATATATTCGTGAAATTAAAAATGAAGAAACTGGTGATATACATAAAGAACCCATTGAACAGCCTTATACTGCTGAAATGGTTCTTAATATTTTCAAAAGAATATCGTTAGAAGATGCCAAGATTATGGGATTTGAACCAGACTGGTGTCTCCCACATTGGCTTATATATAGCGTATTACCTGTTGTTCCACCTTGTGTGCGTCCATCAATTCGTATGCAAAGTAGCCAACGTAGTGAAGATGATATTACATATCAATATAATAATATTGTTAAAACAAATAATGTTATTTTAGAAAAAATACAAACTAGCAAACCAGCCGACCAGATAAAAGATTGGCTTGACTTATTACAATGTCATGTCTCTAATTTAATAGATAATAGTGGCAAAGGTGTTATTAGCGAATCCCGTCATAGAGCAGGTCGCCCATATTTGTCTTTAAAGAAGCGTTTACACGGTAAAGATGGTCGTATTAGGAACAATTTAATGGGTAAGCGTGTAGATTATTCTGCTCGTACCGTTATTTCTCCAGACCCTAGTCTCGATATTGATGAATTGGGAGTTCCGCTTCAAATTGCTATGAATTTAACGTATCCTGAAAAAGTCAATAAGTATAATATTAATAAGTTATATAAGTATGTTCGTAATGGGTCTCGTAAGTTTCCAGGAGCAAATAGTTATCAATCTATTACTGATGGTTTTGAAAGTTCATTAGAGGAATTTGTTGATACAAGTAAAATTGTATTACAATATGGGGATATTGTTAATCGACATTTAATGGACGGAGATACTGTATTATTTAATCGACAACCCACTTTACATAAAATGGGTATGATGGCACATATTGTTCGTGTTGTACCTAGTAAAACATTTAGGTTTAATGTTGATGTATGTAAGCCATATAATGCTGATTTTGATGGAGATGAAATGAATATGCATGTTCCTCAAAGTATTCAAACAGCGATGGAAATTCGTCATTTGGCTGCTGTTAATAAACAAATTATATCTCCTTCTGGAAATAGTCCTATTATTAAGCCATCTCAGGATAATTTATTAGGTCTATATAAAATTACAGATGATAATGTATTCTTTACATACGCAGAATTTATGAATTTAATGACAAAGGTTATCTCTTTTAAGGGAAAGTATCCTGAACCAGCAGTTGTAGAAGGAAAGAAAATTAGATGGACTGGAAAACAGGCAATTTCTATGGTATTACCACCAATTTCTATTAAAGATGAAAAGTTAATTATTGATAAGGGGGTTTTATTAAAGGGTCGTATTGATGGTAAGATGTCTGGTCTGATAATTCATATAATTTTCTCAGAATACGGATTTAAAGAGACAAACAGATATATGAATGATTTACAACGTGTAGTTAAAAGTTATATGGTTCGTAGTGGATTTAGTATTGGTATGAGTGATTTAATTGTTCATCCTGATATTAGGAAGCGTAATGAGGAGATTATTGTTAATACCAAGAAGGATGTGATTGATATGACAAAGCAAATTCATTTGAATATTTTTGAAAATATCAGTAAAGATATTGAAGGTGTATATGAAGCAAAGATTAGACAACGTTTAAGCAAGGCATCAAAACAAATTACCGATGATACGGTAGCAACATTGAATGAAAGTAATAATCGTGTTAAATATATGATTAATTCTGGTTCAAAGGGAAAACAAGAGAATATTATGCAAATGATGTGTTTAGTGGATCAACAAATTATAGGAGGTATGCGAGTTCCATTAGGTTTCTCTGGTCGTTCATTGCCACATTTCCTAAAGTATGATTGTGGAGTAGAAAGTAAGGGATATGTTGTAAATAACTTTTTACAAGGTCTTAGTCCAACGGAATTCTTCTTTCATACTATGTCTGGACGTGAAGGTTTAATTGATACTGCTGTTAAGACAGCCGACTCTGGTTATTTACAGAGAAAATTAATTAAAACAGTTGAAGATTTGAAGGTGGAACATGATTATACTGTGAGAAACTCGAATAATAAATTGGTTCAATTAGTTTATGGAAATGACGCATTTGACCCTATATATTTACATACTCAATCACTAGATAATTTGATTTTACCAGATGACGATATGTTGAACCAATATTATATTAATCCCAATGATAAATGGGAAAAATATTTAGATAGACGTACTTTAAAAGCAATGAAGGATAATGTTAATTGGAAGAAGAAGTGTATTGAATATAATAAGAATTTTGATAGTATTGTTGATAAAATTAATAATATACATTCCATATATGCACCCATTGATGAAAATGTTAATACATACCGTAATGTTCTATTTCCTATAAATTTCAATAGTATATTGAATAATATCAAAACAATTTACAAATTAGATGGGAAGAATAAGAGTGATGTATCTCCTTTAGAAATAGTTGATATATACGAACAATTATACGAAGATTGTAAATTTGCTACTAATTATAAAAATCCTATGTTTCAGGTTCTAATGACTGAATTTCTAGCACCATCAATCTTAGTAAAGAAAGTGAAAATTACAAGAGTTGCCTTAGAAAATATGATTATTATAATCAAAAATAAGTATAAAAAATCACTAATTCAGGGTGGAGATTGTGTTGGTCCAGTAGCAGCACAAAGTATTGGACAGTTAAGCACACAAATGACTCTTAACAGTGTTGATTGGACTACTGATATGCTATTTAGTATAGATAGTAATTCTACAGTTATTAAAATTGGTAAATACATAGATGATATGATGGAAAAATATAGTGATAAAGTTCAACACATTCCAAAAAATAGAACAGAATATTTAGAAATTAAAGATATAAATGATGTCAAAGTTCCAAGTGTTTTATGTGGTAATAAGAAAACAGGGGGTCATATTAATTGGTGTGGTGTTTCTGCCATTACTAGACATCTTCCAGTAGGAGATTTAATTAAAATTAAAACATCAAGTGGCAGAGAAGTTGTTGCTACTCAACAAAAATCATTCCTTATTTGGAATGGTGATGAAATAACAACACAAGATGGAAAAAATTTAAAAGTTAATGATTTGATACCAGTAAATAAAATTTCTTACTACAATGAAAGTGAATATTATGTTCCAGAAAATGCTGAGATAATAAATGACATTTTCTTAGATAAAGTTATTAGTGTAGAATTTGTTAAACCTACTAATCAATATGTATATGATTTAACAGTTCCCGATACACTTAACTTTGGTATCTTTAATGGAATACAAATGAGGGACACTTTTCATTTAGCTGGTGTCGGCAGTAAATCAAGTGTTAATCAGGGTATGCCGCGTTTAAAAGAATTACTTGGACAAAATAAACCTAAAACTCCAAAACTAAATATATTTTTACCAGATGAGTATTCTGGTGATATAGATAAGGCTAATCAAGTATGTTATAACATTGAACTAGTAAAAATAAATGATATATTAAAATCGGACGCTATTTACTTCGAACCAACCAATGATTTAAGTGGTGTATTAGAAGAAGATAGAGAAATTATGAAATTATATGAAGTCTTCTCTGATTTAGACCCACAATCTACACAAATTCCTAGTAATCCGTGGTTAATACGATTAGAATTTAATCGTCATACTATGATTGATAAAAAGATTACAATGGACGATATCAATTTAATATTAAAACATCACTTGCCAACATCAAATATTGTTTATGCTGACGACAATAGTGGTAAATTGATATTTCGTTTGCGTATTGATTTTGATGCTAATCAAAATAATGCTGATGATGATATTTTAATACTACACGAACAGATAGACAATATTAAAAATATTATCATTAAAGGAATAAGTGGCATTGAAAGTGCTTCAGTACAACCAAATGCTAATCGTATTGTTAAAGAAGGTGGTAAATATATCGCAAAGAAAGAATATATGATTGAAACTGACGGTAGTAATCTATTTGATATTCTAACAAAATCCTATATTGATGCTACTAGAACTTATTCTATTAATGTTGCAGAAATGTATGATACATTTGGAATTGAAGCGGCACAGGCAATATTAGAACAAGAACTTACTAGTGTATTTACTATGACTGGTGAATACACAAACCCCAGACACATTCATTTACTATGTGATGTAATGACTAATCGGGGAACTATTATGGCAGCAAATCGTAATGGTATTAATCAATCCGATAATGATATTGGTCCATTAGCAAAGAGTTCATTCGAGGAAACAACAGAACAACTTAAAATGGCTGGTATTTACGGTCAGATTGATAAATTAAAAGGTGTCTCTAGTAATATTATGGTAGGACAGATTCCTAAATGTGGAACTGGTAATAGCAAAATCTTACTAGATGAAGATAAATTAATGGAAATTAATGGCGAAGAAACAGATTATTCTCACGTTAAATATGATGGTGTTGAAGTTATTAATCAATTGTTTGATACAAGCGATTATTGTGCTGAAAATAGCACTATTCAATTTAATATTGGAGCCATTGAAGGTGATGATATTCAATTAGATGGAATTGCTATACCTGTTGAGTTTTAAACATTTCACAAAAAATCTATAGTAAAATAATAAAAATAATACAATTTATATACAATTTATATAAAATATATACAATATTAATTTAAAAATAATAAATTTTTTCTTTTTGATATTTTTCTTTTTATTAAAAATTAACTAAATATTCATATACTTTCTCACTAGCATTTTTACCTAATTTACGTTTATCTGATATTTTAATATCTGCTAATAAATATTTCTTCTTTATATTCTTATCATCATCGCTTAAATCTTTTATACTATCAATACTTTTATATGCTGATAATATAGCAATCATAGAACCATATTTAGATATAATAGCTTCAGCACTACTATTACTAACATTTGGTATTAAACCCAAAGACATTATATGATACAATTTAGGAGTTATATTATCCTTCTTTCTAGATTTAATACTAGATAAATAACTAATATTAACCTCTTTGTCGTCATCAACTTGTGTAGTATTTAACACATCGTTAGATTTATTACTAGATAGAGATAGATGTTTTGTATAATATTCTAATTGATATTTTGAAATATTAAGAACAGAGGGTTCTTTAATTATCCTTTCTAGTAATTTAATTACTAGTTTAAATGTTTCTCCTATGTTTAGTGTTCTAAATGTTTCCATACCATCACGCACTTGACTACTTATCCATGAACCCCAAAATAACTTTTCTTCAGTGGGATTTAATTTGCTAGTATCTCCCTCTAATATATAATATAGTTTCTTCGTTTTATTTTGAATGTGATATGACATCATTCTTACTTTCTGTTCTTTATAACGTCCATCTTTAACAGATGCAATCATATCTGATACCGTTTTGCGTTCAAATAAAGCGACCACTTCTACCTTTGTATCAATCACTTCACAAATTGCTATATCTCCTACATCTAAATTACTAACGTAAATTTCCGAAAAACACTTTTTAAACAAATTTATTAAATCTGTTTCACGATTATCAATAATAATATTATACATTTTTGATTAGATTTTTGATTAGACTTTGATTTTTTGTTATCTAGTTAAAATAATATATAAAATATACTATATCAAAATCTTACATATGTTTAAGTTAGTTTTACCAATATAATAACTATTAATGTCAAAAAATTTTATGAAATTACACATTCTAGTCTATCATTCTCCAATTCTTTTATTTTATCTTCTAGTAGTCTAACATAACAATCAACACAATGAAACATATGTGAATTCCAATCATAATACCAATGTTTTTCTTTAATTAGCCAATTTTGGAATATATTTATATTTTTTTCTTCATCTACATCTTCATCTGTTGTAGGATAATTTATCCACTTATATGTTTTATAACATTTTATACAATATTCGATATATTTATCTTTATTATTTTTATTATTTCTTTTATTTTTAACATAATTATTGATTTTGTCTTTATTATTGCTGAAATGTAATTCAATTACTTCCATAATTTTACAATATAGATTAATATTTTACAATATCTGTATAATTATTTTGTTATGTATTTAGGTTTAAATATATTCATATTTAGTAATAGAAATAGTAATATAAATGTATATTGAAACTAGACTAGAAAATAATATAAAAGTTTTACTTGTTCCAGTTAGGGATAGTAAAATTATTACTATAAAATTAATATTTAAAATTGGAAGCGACAATGAAACTAAAAATACACTTGAATTAGCACATTTTGTTGAACATATGTTTGCAAAATATACATCTTTTAAATATCCGAATTATTCTAAACTAATTTCTAATATTAAAAAATTAGGTATTGATAGAAATGCTAGTGTTGATTATTCCATTACAGACTACTATATGAAAGGTCAAAGCATACATTTCGACTTTATGTTAGATGTATTATACAATACATATGTAGATTTTAAACTAGATACAGAACATTTAGAACAAGAAAGAAATTCGGTAATAGAGGAACGTAATACAATACTAAATGATAGTTGGACAAATTTAACTACTGATATTAATAAAAATCTATATCCAGGTCATATTAGAGAATTATCACAGCGAGAGAATATCAAAAATGTCAAAAGACTAGATGGTAAAGATATTATAAACTTTTACAATAAATATTATAATAATCAAAATCTAGTAATTGCAATTGGTGGAGATTTTACACCTGCTAAAACTATTAAGAAACTTAATCAGACATTTGGTAAATGTAATAGAAATGGTTTAGTTACCAAATTTACTCATATTACAAATTTTAATGTAAATTCTATTAATAAACCAATCATATCATTTGTTAAAAATGATAATACTACATCATCTAAATTAAATATTATTTTCAAAATACCATATACATACTTTGATAATGAGAAATACGCAATATATTCAATATCTTCTATTTTATCTAATGGTATGTCTTCACGTTTATATAATAGATTACGTGAGAATGCTGGTCTAGTTTATTATATTAAATCTAGTGTTCAATTAAGTAATACATCAAAAACATTAAATAATTTTTGTCTAGATACAGAAGTTGCCGATAATAAATTAACTGATGTTATTGATATTATTATCGATGAATTACAAAAAATAAAAGAAGCCGAAATTACTAATGACGAATTGATTAAACATCAAAATGAAACAAAGACTTTTAAATTAGTAGAAAAACAAGATAAAAGCCCAAATAGATTATTAAATAATTATTCTACTTATATGCTATGGAATAAAAAAATTATAACAGATAAAGATGAACACCAAATGTTTATGGATATTACTAAAAAAGATATAAAAGATATTGCTAATAAAATGTTTGATATGTCAAATGTAATGATAATGTATAGCGGTAAAACAAATAAAAACAAAGATATTAAAAATATATTAAAAAAATATAAAAATATAATATAAATATTTAATATTAACTGTTAAATTATAATCTATTACAAATTTACTTTTTATACTGATATTTAACTTAGTAATTACTTATTAAAATTACTGTTAATTTTTTTTTATATCTATTAATATATCAAAAAACTAATCACTAGAAAATTATTTGAAAATAATATTACAAATGACAAGAACAACTTTGGCATCTATTTTTTCAGTTGAAAATGCTCCAGTATATATAACTATTATATTGATAGTATTTGGATTATTATTTAATATTATATATTATCAATTTACAAAATTCACAAAAACT